TGCATCGGTATCGTTACCATCGCTATCAGGTTTACCGATAACAACCATGTTACCCGCAACGTAGTCACCATGGTTTAAACGTCTGTTAATCTGCATAATGAAGGTTGCAAATATGTTTGGTTGACACATAACTTTGCCGTCCTCGTTGATGTACACGTCGGCGCCTCCGGTCAATGGTAACGCTTCAATCAACCCGCCCACTGCATCTTGATAATCTTTGAGGCCGTTAAATTCTTTGGTCTCAACTGTTCCATCAATGTAAATAACTATTCCCTTAGCCATTCGCTTGGCTCCTTATCTCATCTATTGTGCTATTGATGATGTCAATGATGTCACTCTCTGGTTCATCAATGTTTGCCTCGGCGTCCGCGATAGCATCGGCCCACACTTTGCCATCTTTATTTAAAAGAAATTCTTCCGCATAAAATACCAGCGCAAGTACTTCATCGTTACCGTCGTGCTTTTGTAACTGTGTTATTAACTCGTTTACTTTCATTACTTGTTCTCCAGTCTGTGTTTTAAATTGCGATACACTACGGACTTTCCTTGAGTCGTGTTGTACCCGTATCTGACCAGTCTAAAATGTAGCGCGCCTCTTGTCAAGCCTAACGCTTTAGCCACTTGTAAAACTGTGTACTTTTGCACGTTGATTACTTCATTCAGTAACGCTGTGAACTGTTCCGCTTCTACTCTGTATGTTTGTCTATCGTAGCGAACCAGTTTTGCTTTTGAATGTAGTTGTTTCAACTGTTGAATTACTTCATCCGAAGGCACACGTGGTACATGTTTAAACACTGGCACAACTTTAAACGCACGCTGTGGTGCAGGTAAATTAAATACTTTTGCGTAGTCATATTCCCTGTCCATCTGTAACCACAAACGCACCGCCTCACGTGATACATCTGATGCGTTGCCGATACTTTCGAGCGTCCAACCCTTGGCATGTAAACGTTTGGCATACCCAACCCTGTTGTTCATTGACAAAGTTTTAAATGCTTCACGCACATCATCCGGCAGTTGTGCTTCTTGTCCACGTAATAAAATAATTTTGTCTGCTACGTGTTGCTTGTTATCGTATGGTCGTCCTTTAGTTCTCATTACTCCGCTCCAATCTTGCTGTCGCACTCATCGCATCGGTACCCGTCAAAATCATCACTCACTACAGGGTAACGATTGACAAATCTGCCACTCCCAAATGCTGTGCTTTCCCCGCATGTATCGCATGCGTCTATTACATCTATCACTTGCCGGTCCTTTCTGTTGCCGTTGCCTCAAGTATTTCATAATCAAAACCAGATGTCAACACTTTAATGAAAATAAAACTTACCTAAATTGTACAAAACTTACCTAATATGTACCGGTACAAATCGTTTAAACGTTTACATCTTGACAAATCAAGAAAGTTTAAATAGTTCAGTTCAGTTTTGTTTAAACGTTTAAAAGTATGTGATGTAATGCATTTGTATATACAAAACAAAACCCCCACCGCATGCATCCCCGCTACGGTGAGGGCCTTGTTCCCTAGGGTTAGGGTCTAGTAATGCAAGCCTTGTGATGCTTGCAGTAGTGCGTATTCGTCATCGTTCCAATCGTTGTACGAGTAGGACAGATACGATTGATGCACTTTGAAACTTTGCTCCTCGATGATACGCCCGTCCCTTATCTTGAGATAGGTGCCCTCGGGTACGTCCCAGTTAAACGACAAACGCAAACCGCACTTGCGTGCACTTGCCTCGACCGCGTGACGTGTTGACGCAAAGAGGAACGACCCGCGCTCAGTCTGCGCCACATGCAACGGCGACGTGCGAACACGTGCCACGTGCAACACGTTGGCCTTGTCTGTTGCATCTAACCAAGCAACCGATGCACCGCCTTGTACTTGTGGCAATAGGTCAGCGATTGACCCCTTACCGTACGCAAGCAATGCGACGATGGCCTCGCTGTCAACTTGACCGCGACGTCGTACGTTTAAACGCTTGAATAATTCCTTGTCGTTGAACACGTGCCCATTGTGGACCAGTGCTAACTTACCGGCACAAACCGGATGATTATTAAGCGCGTTATCTGGTGAGCCTTGTGTCGCATAGCGTGTATGAAACACCGCCGAGCCTGAGTTTACGCTGACCTCATTGCCCTTGGTATTCATCCACTTGCTCGCATCTATTGCATGCTTGCGGACCACAATCTCTTTGAGGTTGTCGTAGTTGCGCCATGCGCCACCGCATGCGTCACGTCCACGTTCCTCGATGTTGAGCAGTAGTTTGCGCCCGAGTTTGTTCGAGTCGCATTGCTCACTTGGTGATAGACAAAATCCTGCTATTCCACACATAATCTCTAGCCTCCTCTATTTTTGTAGTTAATTATATCACACGTCGGACGTGGATAATCTTTACACCTAAACCAAGATGCTTGTAAAAATCCACAGTTGCATCCCATTGCTGTTTAGATTCTTCCGGTAGCACCGCGCTGTTCATGATTAGTTTGTCCTCTGTTCCGACGATGTTGTCACCGTCTAGAATGTTGAACTTTATTTTGGTCCACATCATTTGAATTGCTCCTTTGTTTGTTTAAACGGTTAGCGCTTTGCTCCCCGTTCGTGCTCCGCTAGGTCGTGAACCTAGTGCCGGCGTTACCGGTCGGAGCGAGCCCCCGCGTTAGCGGGAGGCTAGTTCCTCGGCGTGCTGTTGCAAGTACACGCGGGACTCATCTCGCAAGTGACCCTCCTCGGTCAGCATTGCAAGCAAGTCAGCCAAGTCATTAGGAATGACTAGACGGTCAGCCTGTTGCGCGTAGTTTGTGACCGCTTGGCAATAGTCAGCCCATGCCCACAACTTTGTGGCGTTGAGTGTGCCTTGATGTTGGCGGAACTCGATTGTGCCGATGCGGTCAATCGGTGTGACATTGAACGCGCGGTATCGGTCAACGTATCCAAAACGACCGCGTGCAATCGCGTCCAATTCCTCGGTGTTTAAACGGCGTGCCCATTGACCACCGCGACGTGATGGAGCCACGAGGCCGTCGGTCATGTGTTGCACTAAGTTCCAATATGAGGCACCGCGGTAAACTTTGTCCGGTGCTAAATCAAAACCACCGATGTGGACATGCGTACCGCATGAACCGTTTACACGTGCGCCGGCATCCTTGAGCGCGTTTGTGACTTTGCGTAGTTGTTCAAAGTCTGTGACGTTGAGGATAGGAGACACAACCTCAGCGGTCGCATGACCTTGGAACTCGGTGCGTAGTGAACCATCGTGCACCACTTTCCAGTGAGGTCGGGTGTTGTGGTTGTAAGTCTCGGCCTGTGCTTGGATTCCGGCACGCACCAAAACTTGAGCACTCTGGCGGGTGTCCAAACCAACCAACTCTAATTCGATTCCAAACGTATTCATGCCTGTACCATCCTCTCATTATGACATGGACACACTGGCGTACCCACGTTTAAACACTTAGCAGACATTCGCACCACAAAGTTTGCGGGCTCCACAGAGCACACAACCTTGAGCAATCTGGTGCCGTCGGTCCTACGAACTGGGAGCGTAATCTCAGCATGAGGGTACGCGCCACAAACTTGCAACGCTTGAGCCTTGATGCGGGTCACGCTCAACTCACGCATAAATTGCGTGGTCATGCGGTTGGCCCAGTCACCTAGGTGCGCTTGGATAATCAGCGGGAGAATCGCGTCAGCCACTTTGTCGGCGTCTGCCAATTCTGGACTCACAAACAACTCGGCTGAGTCGTCTGCTGAGCATGATGGTGCGAGCAATACGGCTGACGCAACTTTACGTCTGCCCATGCTTGGTGCGAATCCGCAAGACAAACGCAATGACGCGTCTGCCTCGAGTTCCACACTGGATGCCATGGAACCGGCCACAGACTTGCTGAAAGCCTTGAGCCATGCCTCACGATTGTTCACTTAGTACCTGACCTCTCTAGTCTCTGTCATATTTTGACATTACGTAAACAGTAACACATGTTTAAACAATTCCTCAAGTTGGTGGGGTACCAAAACACGTTTCCGCAGGTCGCCACGAATGAAAAAAATATTCCAAAACACCTTGACAAACACTAGACAAACCAAACCAACCAACCAACCAACGACCAAACAAACAACCAAAACACAAAAAAACCCTTACAAACAAAGGAAAATTTACAAACACACAACCTCAAAACGTCAATTTATGGCTCAAAAAACACAAAAAACAAAACACACACAACAAAAAACCCTTATTTTGTAAGGATAATTTCAACACCACAACACAAAAAACGTTCTCATTGAGCCACAAAACGTCAAAATCAGCATGCAAACCAACACACAAAACCAACACCGAGGAACCCCCAGAATGACCACTAGCGACAGTCTCTCCGGTTGGATATGTAAACAAAGTTTAAACGGCAAAGCGGAGGCAAACCGGTCCGGAAACGTACGACAAACAACCGGCAACCGCACCGCAACCGGCACAAACAACCGGAACACAACCCGACCGAGCAAGTTTTGACCCGAGGAGTTTAAAAAACCCCCTCACCGTGCACACACTCTCTACTGAAATATTTTTTCTAATGTTGGGGGGTTGGGGGGTGTATTTGTGCAGGTCAAAGGGGGTGTGGGAATTTTTTGCTTTTCCCACCCTTATATATAGTAGAGGGGCTTTTTAAAGCCCCGCCCCTCTACCGGCTGAGACCTTTAGGTCGAAGCGCTCTCCGCTTTACGCTCCGAGCGACGAATGTAGTGGAGTCGCTCACTCATATACTTCGGTTCGCTCCGGTTGATTGTTTTCTAAAATTTTTTTTAACGGTGGCTAGTTTTATGTCTAAAGGGGATTCTAGTTTTATGGAGAAGAAGAGTTCCTCTGGTTCTATTCATCTTCGGTTGAAGAAGGGTTCTAAACTTCCACCGGATGAGGCTAAGTCTCGTCTCCTTGAGTTTATTCGTGATGGTCATTCGGTTGAGGATGCTACCGCGATGGTTGGTAAGTCTTCTAAGACTTTGTATTATTACACCACGTCTGACCCTGAGTTTAAACGTGAGTATGATTTGATTCGCGCTTTGAAGGCGCGTGATGGGAATGTGTCGGCCGAGGATAGGGCGATGTCGTTTCGTGATTTCCGTAAGGAGTTCATGAAGTCTGAGACCTTTGGTCATCAGCAGAACGTTATTGATTTGATTGAGAATCATAAACCCGGTTGGGTTCATCCTTCTATGTTGTTTGAAGAGGGTATTAAGAATTACGTTTTGGTGAACATGCCACCTGAGCATGCTAAGTCAATGACTGTGTCTATTGATTACATTACTTACCGTATTTGTGTGGACCCTGCGGTTCGTATTAAGATTGTGTCTAAGACACAGAATATGGCTAAAGAGTTCCTTTATGCTGTTAAGCAACGTTTAACCAGTCCTTTCTATATTGACCTTCAAAGAAGGTTTGCCCCCGCTGATGGCTATAAGGCTCCCGCGGATAAGTGGACTCAGGACGCAATCTATATTGAACGTGAGTCCGGTGAAAAGGACCCTACTCTTCAGGCACTTGGTATCGGTGGACAAATTTATGGTGCCCGTGCTGATTTAATTATTTTGGACGACTGTGTTACTTTGGCTAACGCAGGTGAGTATGAAAAGCAGATACGCTGGATTCAGCAAGAAGTCCTAACACGTATAGGACCTACGGGGAAATTACTTATTGTTGGTACCCGTGTTGACCCTGTTGACATGTATCGTGAACTTCGTAATCCTGACCGTTATCCTGAAGGTAAGTCTCCTTGGACTTATTTGGCGATGCCGGCTGTATTGGAGTTTGATGAAACACCTGAAAACTGGGTTACTCTTTGGCCTCATTCTGACCGTCCTTGGACTGGTGATGTCGTTGAGCCTGATAAGAATGGTTTCTTCCCTAGATGGGATGGAACTAGACTAAAGCAGAGACGCGGAGTTCTTGACCCCAAGACTTGGGCGATGGTGTACCAGCAGCAAGACGTTGAGTCGGAGGCTGTTTTTGCGCCAGAACTTGTTCGTTCATCTGTTAATGGTATGCGCGGTTGCGGTCCTTTGGTCGCAGGCGCTCCAGGCTATCCTGCAGACACTACCGGTTTTTACACCGTTTGCGCTATGGACCCTGCGATGTCAGGTGACACATTTACTGTCGCGATAAGCGGCGATAAGAATACTAAGAAACGTTATTTGTTAGATGCTTCTCGTATGCCTGCACCTACCCCTGCTCGTATTAGGGAAATAATTTTTCAGTGGACTGAAAGATATAAACCTGCTGTTTGGGTTATTGAGAAGAACGCTTTCCAATTGTTCCTTACACAAGATGAACAAATTAATGCGTTTCTTCAATCAAGGGGTATTAGACTTGTTCAACATTACACGGGCAATAACAAGATGGACCTTGAGTACGGTGTTGCTTCTCTTGGTACTTTGTTTGGCAATTTTGGTCCAGATGGTAAGCCGGCTAAAAATGCTCTTCTTGAGTTTCCGCGAGCAGAGTCTGAAGGCGTTAAAGCACTTATTGAACAACTGATTACTTGGTCTCCTGGTACAAAGAATAAACAGGATGGTCCTATGGCTTTATGGTTTGCTGAAACCCAACTTAGGGATTATGTGAACCAGCAGGGTTCTTACGGTAAGACTTGGATTCGTAACCCTTTTGCTACACCAATTGATTTGGCTAAACGCCAGGTGGTGGATTTAGAAGAATATGCAAGGAAACAAAGAGCAGCCAATGCTGGCTGGTATTAATATTAAATTAGGAGTCTAGTGGCAAGAGACATACAAGATATTGCTAACACTTATCAGCAACTAAAACAACGATACGCTAACCGTGATTCACGTTGGTCTGATGTTTTAGAAGTTCGTAAAGGCAATATCAATAACGTTTTCCCAGGACTATTTCCAGGGGAATACCCTAAACCTATGGTGGCTAATTTTATTGACGTTGCCGCACGCGACATCGCTGAAGTAATCGCACCACTACCAGCAATTAACTGTTCAGCAACTAACGCTGTTTCTGACCGTGCACGTACCCGTGCCGACAAGAGAACAATGATTGCTGCCGGCTACCGCGACACTTCACGTCTACAAGTTGAAATGTTTACCGGTGCTGACCGCTACGTAACCTTTGGTGCTCTACCTTTCATTGTCGAAGCAGATTACGAAAACAATACTCCACGTATCCGTGTTGATAATCCTTTTAACTCCTATCCTGAGTTTGACCGCTTTGGTCGCCTACTGTCTTACACAAAACTTTATGTTAAAGCCGCACAAGATTTAGTTAACGATTTCCCAGAATACGAATCAGTAATCCTTGGTAAGTTTGAACAACGTGGTTCTATGCGCCCTATCCAACTTGTGCGCTATATGGACAAACATGAAACAATTCTTTTCCTACCAGAACGTGCTAACTACGTTCTGCAACGCGCTAAAAATCCTTTAAAGAAACTTAACGTAATTTTTGCTGTCCGCCCAGGTATTGATTCTGATGATGACCAACGCGGACAATTTGATGATGTTCTTTGGGTACAAGTCGCACGTGCCCGTTTTGCTACCTTACAACTTGAGGCGGCACAGAAATCTGTTCAAGCACCTTTTGCGTTGCCTGCAGATGTTAACGTCCTTGAAATGGGACCAGATGCAACAATCCGCTCAGCATCTCCTGAAAAGATTCGTCGTGTTGATTTAAATGTGCCCCCTGGATTATTCACTGAATCAGCAATGCTTGACCAAGAAATGCGTATGGGTTCACGTTACCCAGAAGGACGCCAAGGTGTAAGCCAAGGCAGCATTGTTACAGGTCGTGGCGTTGAAGCCCTTATGGGTGGATTTGATACACAAGTTAAAACAGCACAATCTGTTTTAGGTGAAGCATTAAAACAAGTATTTGAACTTTGCTTTGAGATGGACGAAAAACTTTTCGGTAGTACTGAAAAGACGGTACGCGGCGTAGATGCTGGCGCACCGTATGAAATCACCTATACCCCGTCAAAAGATATTGATGGGGACTATACGGTTGATGTTACCTATGGACTGATGGCTGGATTAAACCCCAACCAGGCTTTGGTATTCGGACTCCAAGCGCGCGGAGACCAATTAATTTCCCGCGACTTCCTCCGCCGTCAGATGCCGTGGGAAATCAACATCACGATGGAAGAACAAAAAATTGAAATTGAGAAACTACGCGATTCATTAGTTGCAGCAGTTTCTGCTTATGCACAAGCAATTCCAAGTCTTGCAACGCAAGGTCAAGACCCTGGCGAAATCCTTTCACGTATTGCTAATGTGATTGCTGGACGTCAAAAGGGAAGACCAATAGAGCAGGTAATCGCGGAAGCGTTTGCCCCTCAAGCACTGCCTTCTGCTGAGGCTGCAGCCCCTGGTATGGAACAACCCGTCCCCGGTTCCGCAGGTGAGGCTCCCTCTGGTGGTGCTTCAGGTTTAAGTTCAATAACTGGTGGACCACTTGGAGTGGCACCAGGACAGGCTGGTCAAGGTGGACGACCACCAGTACAAAATTTGCTTGCCGGATTAACCGGTCAAGGCAAACCCACACTATCTTCTAGTGTGACAAGAATGGTCCCTGCGGGCTAAAAAGGAAAAAGAATGAAGTCATTTAGTGGCGGCAAGAAGCCAGCAAACCAAGGTTCTGCTGGAAAAGCATACGAACAACCAGTTAAAAAATCTGGTGTTCCAAGCATTGCAAAACCAGGTATGTCAAAGATTATGTTCTCTGCACAACCATCTGGTACAAAAGGTGGAAAACCACCAAAGCACGCTGGTAAGTAAACAATTAATT